GTTCAATCTCATTGCCCTTCGACACCGCCGCCGATGGATTGTCCGTTAACCAATCGGCTTCAACCGCCTGTACGCAGTACGGCAAATATCTGGATTTATCGTTTATGATCCTTTTGACTATCAGGAACTCCCCGCTTTCAAGCTCCTGGCGCTTCGCAGAGCGCATAAGCTCATAAACGCTTTGCTTGCCTGAAATATCGGCCTCATCCCCCCAGCGCTTCCATGCGTCCTCAATTTTCAGGATAGCCGTATTGTCAAACTTACCCGCCGCCGTCTGCGCATGGGATTGAAACTTGATCCCGGCCCCGATAACATTATCCAAAACGACCGTAACCGCCCTGGTAAATATGGGGAAGTCACGAACCAGTTGGCGAACCCGCGCCCGTACCTTCGGATTGCTGGACCGGATCAGATCATTGACATTTATATCAGCCGGTGACCACGTACCCGTAACCCGGCTGGTTTTAGCCGCCGCATACATTTCACGTTTTTTTTGCTTGGATATTTTAGACAGAACGTCCCGGTGGTATTTCCTGCGGATTGCTTTCTGAGGTGAGACAACAGCAATGGCGCCGTCAATAGCGCCTGATATTTTATCCGACCAGCCGCCCATGCTTTAGAACCTCCCCTTTGGCCTTGCGTATGCCCTGGAAGGTGCAAGGCCCAACTCAACGGACATCGCATCAAGTAAGGCCTTGCATTGTGGGATCTGGATGTCCTGGTATCGGATGAACTCACCCGACACGGACGCCTGCACCGTCTTTTCTCCGGATAACAGGCTTAGATATGCAGCTTTCAGGGAGTCGTAATCGGCTTGCGTGTATATCGACATGCAAATATCATAGCATGGATATTCATATACCCCTGTTTTTTACCGATATTTACCGGCAAACATGGCAATTTTACCGATATTTACCAGTTTTTATGCTTGACAGGTCTGTTTTTTATGGAACTTTTGATCTGTTTCCGCCGCCAATCGTCAATCATCTCCGAGTCGGATTCCCAACTGCCCGAAAATTTAGCAGCAGGGAACCCCAGCGCACGTATCCAAGTTAAGATGGTAGACTCCGACCGGTTGCAATACTGACAAATGTTTTTCATCCCTGACAAATTTGGCATGCGCATATTTATTCTATTTTTTGCAATAGTCTTTTAACGCAATAGTTATTCCCGCACAATTTAAAATCTTTCGATATCCCCTGAACCGATGTGTGTGCCAAGCCGCACCATTCACACTTGTAATATCCAGGATAATATTCAACCCAGCTATGCGAGCCAAAAGCCCACTCTGCAAGGGCTCCATTAACAACGCCCTCATCCGACAATACGAACGGATCAATTCTTTTCATCATAATTTTAGCCCATTATTTATTAGATTATCGAACCTTTCTTTTTTTTCTCCCTTTCGGAGTAGCCGACACATCTTTTTTCGGCACTTCCGCTTTCTTCTCCGGCACCCGGTACCAATCCTTTGCCCGGCCCCGGTCCTTCTCCCATTTATCAAGATCGAACTCGGTGATCTTGTAAACTCCGGCCCCGCTCTTACGCGCCGGCAATCCATGTTTCAGCACCAAATCCATGAACGTTGCTTCCGATACCCCTAACCGATTTCTGATTTCTGTTGAACCCTCTAATAATTTAGACATTTTGCTAATCTCCTGTGTTAATGTTTTTAACCCATACATGAACGTATTAAACCGCCCACAATCAAACTAAATCCGAACACCGCCGCCAATAATAACCCTACAAAAAACGTGCTGACTGAAAATTCAGTCTCACCGGAACCGTCATCGTGCCGTGTCATACGATAAACAATCCAAGGTTTCATTTCATCACCAATTCCTTTCCTTCTTTTTAGGCTTACGTTTTTTTCTGGCCGCTGGCGCTTTCACATCGCCGCCGCCAATCTTTTTGCTACGTACCTTATCCCAATTAACAAAAGCCATACCCGCCCGGTATGCAGCAACCAGCGCCAATGATTCGCAGTCTAAAACCTCATTTCTCTCACGTAACTTCGTCCAGACCATCAGCGGAAACCCGTTTCGATACTGAGTCAATTTCTTCTCCGCCGTTAATTGTAAATAATATTCGTCTTCCAATCCGAGCGGGAAATGATAAAACCCCGGCCCCGGCTCTTTCAACGCCAACCTGGAATATACCTGGCTCTTGCTCGTATCGGAACCAACCGTCCAGAGTTGACAACCATCCTTAATAATCTCCCCCTCCCAATTTACATCAACCATACTCGGCTTGTTTAAAATCGGCTTCATGGGAGTTGCAAGCCCTTTAGTGGCCATAGTTTTGACTGGCCGATGCCGACAATAATTATAAACCGCCTGGGTATGATAGCCCGAATCAATGGCCATTTGATCAATATACAACGGCACCCCGGACGCATGCTCGAACGGTGCCGCCAATAGCATATCCATCTGAGACCATACCGAACTTTGGCCCGGATCACCGTACAGCTCCGCCCAAAAAACAAGCCAGGATTCCTCCCCTGGCCCCCACGCCCGGACAATAACCGGCAACCGATCCGCCTGGACATCAACACCAGCAGTGAGAAAGCTGGCCGCATCCGGTACCGTCCTGATTTTGTAATACTCCGCCCGGTTGCGCAATACAGTCCATTCGGGTTGGCTCCCCTCCTCATCCCATACATCGGCAAGCCGGGTGTTTGTCCATACCTTTAGCCGCTCCGGATTCCCTTTTGCCGCAATAAATTCCTTGCATATCTGTAGCCAGGACACCCAGCCCAACGGACTATAAAGCCCGGCAAGATGATACCCGCGCTTTTCCCGCCGCTTATACTTTGCCACCCATTCCCCACCGGCCAGCATCTCAGGTTTGTGGCTTTCGTCAATCCCCTGATGACACTTTGCGCACTCATACCACGCTTCGATAACAACGCCGACCTTATTGCGCTTGAACTTAATTCCTTTTTTTTCGCCAACCCCGCCCCAAACCAAAACTTGCTTATAGCCGCAGAATGGACAGGCAACATAAAATTGCCGCTGATCTGATTCCAGGTACGCCTCATGGATACGCGACAGCCCCTTTACCGTAGGGGTTGAATTGCGATATATTTTTTTACGAACCGAAAAAGTGTCCGTCCGCCGTTCAGCCAGATCCCCCGGATCTCCCTCCTTGCCCGCATGCGGAGGGAAGCCGTCAAAATCATCCAGGATTAAATATCGGATAGTTTTATTTCGGAAGTTTGCCGGACTGTTCGCCCCGGATATGAACAGGATGCCGCCCGGAAAATCTTTAGTCATAATTGTATTGGAGCTTGACCTTGATTTCAATTCTGAAACCTTCTCTTTCAAACATTCCGTTTCATCGAAAGTAGGTGTCAATTTTGCTTTGCTATGATCAGCCGCCAATTTATCCGTAGGTAGAACCATCAACATCGGCCCTGGCGCCGCGTCAATAACGTATCCGATAAAATTATTCGCGCCCTCAGTCGCGCCGAGCTGGGTACCCTTCATAAACGTGATGTCCGTAACCTCATGGTTAGCTGACAGGCAGTCCATAATCTCTACCATATAAGGGGTCCGGTTTGAGTTATAGTGTCCAGGTTCGATAGATCCTTTGGACGGAAGCATCCGGAAAGCATTGGCCCATTCCGTGACTGTTATGTCAGGCTCCGGCTCAAGCCCTAAAATTAATCCATTAATAATCAATATTCATCCCCGTCAGGTACGCCTTCTGGTTCTAAATCTTGTCTAAAAATACATCTACCGCATAATTTAATATTTCTTCTCTGTATTTTTTTTGTTCATTTGCGCTTTCAAAGATTTTTCTTTTATGTTCTACTTCCTTGCTATACAACGATCGGTCAACATAGCCGTTTTCTTTTTGTTGGCTTTCCCACATTCCGAATTCCGCTTCCTCTTTTTTCAGATCACCAAAAGTAGAGATGTAATGCAAGTTTGATCGCTCCACTTCTACCCTGATAATCCGCACTATTTCTTTTGCCTTTTGGCTATCATTTAGAACTTTCATTTTTTAATCTCCCGATTCAAAGTAAAACACAATAGGACATTCTTTTATTTCCAACTGCTTAAAACGTAAAGCTCTGTCGAACTGTGTGTTTTTCTTCAACCGTGTTATTTGTAATGACAATTCGTTGCGCCACATTTCCAACCTCATAGCGTGCTTGTGAATATTGCACTTTCGGCAAGCTGGCATTAAATTATCATAACGATTATTGTCCAGGTTGGGTTCGAGATGTGATAAATATTTTGGATGCAAATGGTCAACTTGCATTTGTTCAAAACGCATCGAACTCCCACAATAAGCGCATTTCCCATTGTATTTTTCATACACACGGTTTCTGTTTATCGTCAAAAGTTCAATCCCCCAAAATAGCCAGCGCTTTTATGCACTCATCCAGCCCGCTAATCATTTCCTTTCTTAACAACTGATAAATTTCCTTCTCTTTTTTCTTTGACTTCGCCGCCACCACCGCCGCGCACCGCGCCGGAATATTC